AAAGATAATCCTAATGAAAACAAAATCAAGATTGATAAGATATGCAAAAAGATATTGAAAGAATATAATGACATACTGCCTATCAGTCCTATTCATCTATTCTACTTTATGAATGATGAGGATAAATATAGAAAAGATATTATGGATATCTGTTACAAATTAATAGATATATGTGATGAAATCTGGATATATTACTATAATCTCACATCACCATTAAATATAAGCGATGGACAGAAGAGGGAACTTTATGATGCTATATACAAAGAAAAACTAATTGTTTTTAAAGAAGGGATTACATGAAACTAATAGATAAAATTGAATTAATACCTCTAGATCAAATAATACCTTATCACAATAATCCAAAGGAACACCCGCCAGAGCAAGTAAAAAAAATTGCCAGTAGCATAAAGGAATTCGGGTTTTTGGTGCCAGTAATAGTGGACAGTGATTATGATTTAATTGCTGGGCATGGCAGGTATGAGGCTGCTAAATTAATTGGGATGGATAAAGTACCGGGATTAAAAGCGGAACATCTTACCGATGCACAGGTTAAAGCATTCAGACTTGCAGATAACCGGGTTGCCGAATCTGAGTGGAATTATGAACAACTATTAACCGAATTAGATTTAGTTGGTAATGAGTTTACTGGTTTTGATGATGACGAAATATTTGAAATGGAAGAATCCTTAAAAGAAATACCCATGTCAGGTGATCTAGAGAAACTTGACAAAGAAGAAAATCCGCCAACAATGAATGTTAGATTTGAAAATCCTGAAGACTTTAGAAAAATGGAAGATGATTTAAGGAAATTAATTAAAGACAAATATCCAGATACTAATATCTTTATAAGTTCAGGTGAAATTTAATGTTGTTGACTTTTGCTAATAGATATGCAATGGAATTTGCTTGTAAACACTATCATTATACGGGGAAAGTGCCTGGAGGGAAAGTAATAGGTTACAATGTTTATAATGATAAAAGAGAATGGTGTGGAATTATTATATATGGCAGTGGTGTTAATTTGCATATTGCAGAACCTTATAATAAATGGCAGGGGCAGGTTATTGAACTTGTGAGAATAGCCTTAAATGGCAAACAGAGTTCTGTTAGTGAACCGCTTTCGATAAGTTTAAAATTAATAAAGAAAGACATTCCACTATTAGATTTAATTGTCAGTTATGCTGATGCTAACCAGGATCATTATGGAGGGATATATCAAGCAACAAATTGGATTTATGAAGGTGAATTTGCCAGAGAACAAGGGATTAGAATATATGGCAAAATAATTCATAAAAGGACTGTTAACAGCAGATATGGTACATCCAGTATAGATTGGTTAAAGGAAAATATAGATCCTAATGCTGAAATAGTTAAGGGAAAATCAAAATTTAAATATTTATATCCACTTAATAAAAAAATGAGAGAGAAAGTCAAGTTATTAGCAAAGCCATATCCTAAAGAGAAGGATATATAATATAAAAAATTATGCGTATATGGTGTATTGTTAGCACATTTGGTGTCCAACCAAAAGGAGGCGGTTTGATTCCGACCTATATGCTCCAATAAATAAAAATTATAGAAATTAGGGGGGTACCTGTAATGGCCAAGAAAGCAGAAATAAATAGCCGCAGAAAAGAGTTGTGTAGTTATAAATTCCGGGGGTTCCCCTTAGATAAAATTGCTGAGACATTATCTGGCAAATATGGAGTTACTAAAAGTACCATTGAACAAGACTGGTATAACAGAGAAAGCTGGCTTGGTGAAGTATTTGATATTAATCTAGACGAAGAGGATTTATTGATATTAGATATTATTTCTGAAGAAAAAGAAATAAAAAGAGAGTGCTGGAAAACGTATCATGACACAGAAAATGATAGCGTTAAATTGGGGAGTATAAAACAGTTGAGGGAGATTAATAATGACCTCATTAAGATGCTGCAGTCAATTGGAGCAATAAAGGAAGAGCCCAAGGTTGTTGGAGTTAAAATAATTGATGATGTAGAATAGGGCTGTTGATAAAATGGCAGAGCTAGAGGTCAGATTGGATGGCATAATTCTCCCGGAATTTAAAGATTTCTGGAAGGCAACTAAGGATAATAAATATTTATATTATGTGCTAAAAGGTGGCCGGTCCTCTGGAAAATCTGCACAGATAAGTATCAATCGAATAGTTGCAACAATGAAGGAGCCAGTTAATGGCCTGGTGGTCCGGAAATATGCTCATTATTTAAGGGAGTCAGTGTATACTCAACTCAAATGGGCTGCAAGACTCCTGGGTGTATATGAATACTTTAGTTTCCAGGTTAGCCCAATGCAGATTATATATAAACCTCGGGGTAATAAGATCCTCTTTGCTGGAGCTGATGATCCGCAGCGAATCAAATCACTTGCTACTGAGGAATATCCATACACCTGGTTATGGATTGAGGAACTGGCGGAGTTTAAAACTGAAGATGAAGTAGAAACCATAGAGGACTCTATAGTCAGAGAAGAAACAGGCTTTGATTATAAAGTCTTTTATTCTTATAACCCGCCGAAAAGAAAGACCAACTGGTGCAATAAGAAATTCAATAGTGTAATATTGCCGGATATATACTATGTTCATCATTCGGACTATCGAGATAATCCATATATAGCTAATCAGACATTACAAAGAATAGAGATACTCAAGGAAGAGAATGAGAGGAAATATAAGCATACCTGGCTGGGTGAGCCTATTGGTTCTGGAGTTGTTCCCTTTGACAATCTGGTATTTCGTACAATTACAGATGATGAGATTAATAAGTTTGATAATATTCGTCAGGGAATTGACTGGGGATATGCAGCTGATCCATTTGCTTTTGGAAGGTGGCATTATGATAAAACGAGGAGAAAGATATATTCTATGGATGAGATATACGGGGTGAAGTTAAGTAACAGGGAAGTAGCTGGGAAAATGAAGTCAAAGGGGTACCAGAATGATTTGACTATAGCTGATAGCGCAGAACCAAAGTCAATTGCTGAATTGAAATCCTACAATATTAGAATCAAAGGAGCTGTTAAAGGACCCGGTTCGGTTGAATACGGAGAAAAATGGCTTGATGACCTTAATGCTATAGTTATAGACCCAAAGAGGACACCCAATACAGCCCGGGAGTTTGAGAACATAGATTACCAGGTTGATAGAGATGGTAATCTTAAAAATAGATTACTTGACAAGGATAACCATACTATAGATGAGGCAAGGTATGCTTTTGAGAATGACGAAGAAAATGCTCAGGCAGAATTATGGTAATTAAGGGGGTAAAAGCCAGAATGAGTATATTGAGCAATATAGGAATGAGAATAAAGGCAGCAGGGGAAGTATTGTTAGGGGGAGAATTTAGCAGTACTTTTCAATTATACTCTGGAGGACAACCTCCGACCAGAGGGGACAGTGAAATACTAAAAGCATACAAAAAAATGCCCTGGCTCAGGGCAGCTGCTAACAAGATATCCCGTTCGATAGCTTCTAATGCGTGGAAGTTATATGTAATTCGCGATAACAATACAGGAAAAGCTATTAGCCGTAAAGACATAAAGAGGATGGACATTAATGGCCGCAGAAAAGAATTAAAAGAATTGCAGCAGAATGATAACTTGGAGGAAATAACAGACCATGTATTCCTTGATTTAATAACCAGCATGAACCCCTTAATGATAGGGCTGGTTGGTAGGCAGTTAATACAGATATGGCTTGACCTGGTCGGTGAGGCCTATCTTTTGGTGGAAAGAAATAAACTGGGCCTGCCTGGGGAATTATGGCCTCTACCTCCTACTGCAATTAAAGAGATTGCAACAATTAATAAGCCATATTATAGGATATCACTTGGCAGCTGGAATGATACTATACCTGCTGAGGATATTATTATGTTTAAGGACCCTGACCCCAGTAATCCCTATGGTAGAGGTTCCGGACTTGCACAATCAATGGGAATGGGCGATGAACTGGACACGGATGAATATGCAGCTAAGCACACAAAAAGCTGGTTTTATAACCGGGCCAGACCGGATATACTTGTTACATCTCCTGAGTTAAGTCCTAAAGATACAGTAAGACTGGAGGAAGACTGGCAAAGAAAACACCAGGGGTTCTACAGGGCATATAAGGCACATTTTCTAAATAAGGACGTAAAAGTACATGAACTGAATCAGACATTTGAGAATATGCAGTTAGTAGAGTTAAGGCAATTTGAAAGAAATATTATAATAGAGGTTTTTGGTATACCGCCTGAGATATTAGGAATTATTGAAAGTTCTAACCGGGCCACAATAGATGCAGCAGACACACTATATGGGAAACACGTTCTGGTGCCAAGACTGGAATTATTAAGAGAAGTATTTCAGGTCAGGTTAGTTGATCAGTTTGATAACAGGTTATTACTAGATTATGAAAGTCCTGTGCCGGAAGACAGAGAATACAAAAAGGAAGTAATGAATAATACTTCCTGGGCTTTTATGATAGACGAACACAGGGAGGCAGCAGGAAAAGACCCCTTACCAGATGGGCAGGGCCAGAAATTCATGGTCCCCATAAATTTAATAGCTGTTGATATAAAGGAATACGGTCAGACACAGCAGAGTAATTTATTAGAAGTTAATTATTCGAAGCAGCAGAGCAATCAGAATAAAAATGATATTGATATTAATTTAATTACAGAAATAATATCGGCTATAAATATCGACCAGCTAAAAGGAGAAACAAAAATATTATATTATAAGGTATTGGAAGAGGTAGGTCAGGAAGCATTAGATGCCCTGGGTGTTGATATTGCCTTTAACCTTGAAGCTCCTGAAATTATTTTTTATTCTGATGAGGTCCTTCTTGAAATGTATAGTAATATAAACACTACGACACTGAATGCATTAAAAGAAACTTTGAGAGAAGGTATCGAGTCAGGTGAAGGAATACCAAGCCTGGCAAAAAGAGTATCAGCTGTGTATGATGAGGCAAAGGGGACAAGGGCATTAGCGATAGCAAGGACAGAGTCCATGAGGACTGTTAACTATGGTACCCTTCAGGGATACAGACAAAGTCATGTGGTCGAGAGAAAGGAATGGATTGCCGTTCCAGACAGCAGGGTAAGAGACGGCCATATCGATTTAGACAGGAGAACCAGGAATGACCCGATACCACACGAGGCGAATTTTGTTCTGAAAGCAGGTAATAACGTAGGTGCGATGGCAGAGTGTCCTGGCATGTTTGGTATAGCTGAAGAGGATATATTCTGCCGGTGCTCGATAGCTGCAGTTATAGGAGATAAGTCAAGTTATCAGGAGCAGGATAGAAGAGATGCCTACTGGAAAACCATGGACAAGAAGGCTACCGGCTATGAAAATGCAATGAAAGCTGCATATATAAAAGCCTTTCAGAAACAGCAACTGGACGTTATGGATGTATTAAAGAACTGGAATGAGGGGGAGTGATAATTATTTATATAAAAGAGAAATTAAAGTATTTATACACCACTCCACGGCAAGAATTAAAATTTAGACACAAAATTATGGTAACTCCATTGATTTTATTAATTAATGGAGTTAATTTTTTAGTTATTTTATTTATCAAATTAATCTCAGGAAGGAAGGTGTAAACATGGACAACCCTATTGAAGGCAGAAAGGTTATGACTATTGAAGAGTTTAAAAAACAGCAGAAAAAGATTGATAAAACGGAACAATTACTTCTGCGGAAAAGCTTTAATTGCGAAGTTAAGCAATCAAAGGAAAATGATAGAGCATTAGACTTTATTATTTCTACTGGTTCTATTGACAGGAGTGAGGATACACTTAACCCTAAAGGCTGGGAATTCAAGAACTATAAAAAGAATCCGGTTGTGCTCTGGGCCCATGATTATAAGAGTCCATCGATAGCCAAGGCACTTGATGTTAAAGTTGAGGGTAATAACGTTATATCTACTGCTGAATTCCTACCCCACAACCTGGCAGACCATGACTGGGTTAAATTCTCAGACATGATATACCAGATGTATTTGAATGGATTCCTGAATGCTACTTCTGTTGGGTTTGACCCGTTTGAATGGAAAGATGCAGCAGACAGGGAGTGGGGGATAGACTTCATAAAGCAGGAGCTGCTTGAATACTCATGTGTACCGGTCCCTGCAAATGCAGAAGCTTTACTGCTGGCGGGTAAAAAGGGAATAGACTTAAAACCTTTGAAAATGTGGGCCGAAAAGACTCTGGAGGATTATCACGGAGAAGAGGGATTGTGGATTCCACGGGAAAAGATAGAAGGCATTGCTGTTGAACTAAATAATAAAAAAATATTTGATATAAACAAGGACAAAAAAGATAAAAACATTGGAAAAGGAGCTACAACTTTCCAGGACTTAGCCACAGCTGATAAGGAAAGAGAATGGGATGCAAGTGCAGCAGATAATAGAGTAAGAGAATGGGCAGGTGGTCCTGATAAGGATGATATAGATTGGAGTAAATACAGACAGGCTTTCTTCTGGTATGATTCTGAAGATAGCGAGAACTTTGGAGGCTATAAATTACCCTTTGCTGATGTGATAGATGGTAGTCTAAAAGCAGTCTGGCGAGGAGTTGCTGCTGCTATGGCTGCATTAAATGGAGCCAGGGGTGGTGTTGATATACCTGAAGATGATAGGAAGACTGTCTATAACCATATAGGTAAGTACTATAATAAGTTCGATGAGGAACAGCCGGACTTGAAAAGTCTGAAAGATATAGATGAAGAGAGATCTAAAGAAATTGTACCGGTATTCGATAAAAAGGAAACAGATGAGAATGGAAATTTAATAGGAAAATGTGAATGTCCTCATTGTGGTGGGGATTTATTTGTACGGATGACACCTGAATTGGCAAAGGATATTGCTTTAACTTTCATCAACCATGTAGGAATTGATGAAAGTAAATCCCTTAAGTTTATTGAGTTAGAAGTGAATAAGGTGTTAAATGAAAAACTGGAGGAAGTGTTAGAACAAATAAACCAGCTAAAATCAGGGGATAACCCTGGTGGAGATAAACAGCCGGATGATGATGATGAGACTGTCCTGGAACTTATTGATGAAGACGGAGACGAAGAAGAAGACGAAATTTCCATCGATATAGACGAAATTGAAAGTATTATTGGCGAGGTTCTACAGGAGAGACTCAATAAAGCTACCGGCAAAATTGACCAGACATAATATTTTAAAAGAAAGAGGTGTAATAAAAATGGTTACTAAACAAATAACTAAGGAAGACCTCAAAGCTATGGTGTCTGATATATTCAATGAGAAATTTGAAGATATTGAAGAGACCAACCGCAAATATGTTCAGCAGATGCTTGATGAAAAGGTTAAGACAAGCAAAGAACAGCAGAAAGGGAAAGGGACAACTGCTGCCAGGTGGTTGAGAGCTCTGGCTGCTGGCAAAGGAGACCCTGAACGTGCTGCACGTTATGTAAAGCAGAAGTGGGAGGATGAGGAACTGGCAAAAGAGCTATCCGAATCAATCTTTGAAGATGGGGGTGTACTGGTCCCCGATGAATATGTTAATGAAGTCATTGAACTATTAAGAGCCAGAACCGCTGTCAGGGCTTTAGGTGCACAGCAGTTACCCATGAACTCAGGTTCCCTTACTATACCCAAAATTAATCAGGGAGCTACTGCAAGCTATGTAGGTGAAGGAGAAAGAGGACACTCCAGTCAGCCGGCCTTTGGAAGCCTGCAGCTCTCTGCTAAAAAATTAAAGTCTCTTGTTCCTATCTCAAATGATCTATTAAGAGACGGGGCACCGCAGATAGATAGCATAGTCCGTGATGATATGGTTACGTCTATAAAACTGAGAGAAGACCTGGCTTTTATCCGGGGCGCAGGGACTGAAAACACACCGAAAGGTATGTATTACTGGGCTTTACCTGGTAATAAAAACGAAAGAACACTTGATTCTACTGCTGTTACGCTCGGGACTGTAACAAATGATCTAATGCAGATGATGTTACTGCTTGAGCAGGCGGACGTTCCTATGACCAGGTGTGGTTGGATTATGTCTCCGAGAAGTGCCTATTTCCTCAGAAAATTGAGGGTCAATGACAATAATGGGGCATATGCATTTAAAGATGAGATGCAGAAGGGTACATTGTTGGGTTTTGCATTCCAGACCACGAGCCAGATACCCAATAATCTAGATTTTTCAATTGATGGAGCAAATGATGAGTCTGAAATATACTTTGCAGATTTTGCACAGCTTATCATTGCTGAGAATACTTCAATGATTATTGATGTATCTGACCAGGCTTCATTCTGGGACGGAAGTAAAATGAGGTCTGCATTTGACGAGGATCTGACTCTTATGAGGGCAATAACCAGGCATGATTTTGGTTCGAGATATGACCAGGCAATCTCTGTTTTAGAGGGAGTAGACTGGAAGTTTGCTGGATAATAACAGATGAATTTCCTTGGTTGTGGGGTAAGAGACTTAGCTCTCTTACCCTTAAAATTAATATTAGAAATAAAAAGGAGATGAATTATTATGTTTCCACAGCATTTAGGAACATATATAAAAAACGAGCTGGGTTTAGCACCTATCAGCATTACTGCTGGAGATGGTGAGGATGGCGCACAGGAAGGACCTGCAGTAAACCGACTTGATTTCTATTCTGCTGTCGTTGGTGTACCCGTGACTTCCACTCTGGCAGAAGGAGAGACCGCAACAATAGAAGCTGAGGTTCAGGATTCTGCTGACGGCTCTACAGGATGGAAAGATCATGGGGACGCAGCAGAAGAGCTGGTACTAACTGGAGATACCGGGGGAAGCACCGAAACTGGTATAGTTGAGCTGGATGTGGATTTAAAGGCAGCTAAAAAGTATGTGCGGGCAGTAGTGACTGTTACTCTCTCTGCTAGTGAAACTGATACAGCCGGATTTGCTGCAATTGTTGCACTCGGTGGTTCAGTAGAAAAACCTGTATAATCTCAAAAAATGAGTAGGTGATTAAAAGCAAATGAGTACCACAACGGTAATTTTTATTAAAAATTATCCGCCCTATAATGCAGGTGATAGGGCGGGTTTTCCTGATGAGGAGGTCAAGGAGTTAATGAAAAAAGGCATAGCAATGACTGTTGAAAAAAAGGCGAGGGAGAAGCCAGTTAAAAATAAAATGGTTGTAGGTAGAAAGAATAAATCTGTATTAAATGAACCAGCAGAGCCAGATGATGATGAAACCACAGATATATCTCAATATCACACCGGTGGGGGCTGGTATGAAGTCCCGGGGGCAGAGAGAAAAATGAGAAAAAACGAAGCCCTTAAATATCTAGAAGAAATGAAAAAATAAAGATAGAGAGGGGTTAAAATTATGCCTCTATCAAACCATGCTCTTACCATCATTGATACTATAAAAAGCGAACTGGAAATTCCCCTATCTTACACAAATGAGGACAGTTATATTGAAAGGCTTATTAACTCTGTCAGTGAAGCAATCAAAAATTATTGCAGCAGAGACTTTGAAAAAAGGACAGAAGCAGAAAAAATACAGGGATCAGGTAGGCGCAAGCTCTTTCTGTGTGGCTATCCAATAATTAGTATTACAGAAATAAAAATTAATGATGAAATTTTAAGCTCAGAAGAATATGAGCTGACAGAAGAGGGTAAGTCAGCAGGGTATGTCTATAAAGAAGATAGGTGGCCGGTTAGCATCATAGGAAGCCATGGGATAGTTACAGACCCGATATTTAGTGATGAAAAACACAATATAGAGGTTACGTATGAGACCGGATATGTACTTCCTAAAGATGAGACAGAGGAAAACCTAAGGACGTTACCCTATGACCTGGAGGACTGCTGTGTTGAAGCAGTTGCCGCACGTTATGCTCAGAGAGGGACAGGCGGTAATATTAAGAGCTATAAAGAAGAATATATTTCAGTCACATTTGATGAGAAGACTGGTCTGCCAATAAATGTCCTGCAGAAGCTTAAAAACTCCGGCTATGTCAGGGTGGTGTGATGTAGTTATGAATCCCGTAACAGTTAAGGATCAGAATAGAGTCCCTGAGTTGCTCAATGAACTTAAAAACCTGAGGGGGAAGAGGGTCCTTATAGGAGTGTTTGGAAAAGAAGAATCTGATTTGTATCTGAAGGCCTCTGTCAATGAGTATGGGGTAAAAATAGAGGTTACTCCTAAAATGAGGGCTTTTCTGCATTATAAGGGGTTGCATCTAAAACCCAGCACCCAGCAGATAGAGGTTCCGGAGAGGTCGTTTCTCCGCAGCACCTTTGATGAAAACCTCTTAAAAATAAAGAAAGATGCTCAGGGCAGAATAGCAAAAATAATTGCCGGGGAAATAAGTGCAAAACAGTTGCTTGATACTATCGGTTCTGATATGGAAAAAGCTGTTAAAGAAAAGGTAAGGAGTATAAGAAACCCTCCTAATCACCCTTTTACTATAAAACAAAAGACTACAACGGCCGGTGTTGGGGATAAACCATTACAGGATACGGGGGATATGTTAAGACATATAACCTATGAAATTAGGTGATCTTAGTGAGATTAAAATTTAGCAATATCATAAAAAACAGGAGTTATCCTATTACTTTAATTAAAAAAGAAGATGCAATTATTGATAGAACAAAAATTATTCCTGGCAGCAGTCAGGAATATACAATCAAGGTCCCTGTATTCCATCTGACTGCAGAGGAAGTGGAGGCTTACGAGGGTGGAGAATATACAGCGCAGGACATAAGAATACATGAGCCGGAGATATTGAGGGGATATGGAGTATATGATATATGGCAGGCTGGCTTTGAATATGGAGCAGACAAGTTAATTAAGCCAACTGATGAAGGATCTAGATTATATTATAAATGTACTCAGGGGGGTAAGGCTGGAGATATTGAACCGACTTGGCCGGAGAATATTGGAAGTACAGTCCAGGACAATGAAGTTGACTGGGAAACCGCTGGATATATTGAACAGAGGGTAACCGTAGAAAAAGGTGATGAGGTAATATACCAGTCTAATAAATTTGAGGTAATGGATAAGAAAGAAGAAACTGTTCAGGCTGATTATAATAAATGTATCTGCAAAAAAGTAGCAGGTGATGGATAATGGCAATTGATATAGACCAGTTATTATATGATATGCACCCTGCACTAAAGGAATATTGTGAGATACCTCAATTATTGCAGGCTGCACAGGATTTAGATCAGAGGGTTGAATTGGTTTATCCCAGGATAATAATAAACCCTTCCTTGCCTTATGGACAGGATGATTATGGAGAGATTGTTAGTCATGAGACGGTACCGAGCGAAGAAGAGGAAGAATTTGATTATGACATTATAGTATCACATTATAGTAATCCGAGGGTAACCCTTAGTATTAATGGCTATGGGAATAATCAAAAACCGGTAAGGACATATATTCAGAAAGCTCAGGAGTGGTTCAGAATATCAGAGCTGGGTAAACGGTTCTTTGATGAATATGGAAATATTGTTGTCTACAGTGTTTTTGATATTGAGGACAGGACTGAATTTCTGGAAGCTAATTATGAACAGAGACTGGGTTTTGATGTAATTTTGCAGTTCAGCGAAAAAGTACAGGTAAGAGAGAAGACGATAGAACAAATAGAGATTACCAATAAGGAAACTGAGGAAAGTCAGGTTATTGATATTTAGAGAAAAGGAGTGTGGAATAAATGCCTACAGATTTCGTGAGAGTTACGGTAACAACAGAAACAACTGCATTGACCCGTGCAGGGTTTGGACTGGGATTAATATTTGATCCAACTGCTAATTTTGATTATACGCTGGTTGAGAATACAGCAGATATACCTGCAGCGGCAAGCGAAATGGTGGAGAACATGGTAGCGCAGGCTTTCAGTCAGGTACCGGCTCCAAGGCAGATAGCTGTCTATGGAGTAGATATAACAGAACCTGTCTCTACTATTACTGATGAATTGAACAGTTTAATTCTTGAGCATAATGACTGGTATTTCTTATTATTGGCCAGCAGGACACAGGCGGAAATTAAAGAGGCTGCCGGCTGGGGTACTGCTAATGGTAAACTCCCAATATTCCAGGCTGATATTACAGAAGAAGTTGCTACCATTGTTGATATGGCTGAGGCTATCAGTAATGAAGTCCTGCTCTATGCTCATGACGGTGGTGTGGCAGAAGCTGATCCCTATATTGATGCAAGTATCTTTGGCAGAATAGCTCCAACTGACCCGGGTTCTATAAACTGGGCAATAAAACAGCTCAACGGGGTACCGAAGACAACTTATACAAAAACAGAACTTAATACACTTGATGAAGCAAATGTAAATAGCTATATGGAATATATGGGAGTAAATGTAACGACTAATGGTATATGTACAAACGGGACATATGCAGATATTGTGCGCAGCAGAGACTGGCTGAAGTCCAGGATAGAGGAGAATGTGTTCTTTGTCCTGCTCAATAATGATAAGGTGCCATACACAGATATAGGCATAAGCCAGATAGTAGGGGCATTAAGAAAATCATTAAGAGTAGCTGTTAGTCAGGGAGTTATTGCCACAGATGAAAATAACAATCCCATGTTTACCATTGATGCACCTACAAGGGCCGAAACCACTCCAAATGATAGAGCAAATAGAATATTACCAGACATAAACTGGACGGCCACAATTGCCGGAGCAATTAATGAGGTTGAAATTAATGGAGTTTTAGAGGTTTAGTTTAGTAGATAGAAAGGAGTGTAATTTAGATGTCCAATTATGATCCGCAGAAAGTTATTATCACCATTGATAACGGTTACGTTATTACAGGTTTTGCTGCTGATTCAATGATTGAAGTCACCAGAAGAGAAAACAAAAGAGATGTACACGTTGGGGCACAGGGAGAGGTTACCTTCACAGAGAGCGCAAATGATGTCGCCGATGCCACAATACACCTTAAAGATTCTTCTCCTGCCAATTCTAAACTCATGGAATTATATGACTCTGGAGCTGAATTTGATTTCAACTGCATGGATCAGAATTTCAGGGAAGATGTGAGTGCTTCCGGTTCAAAATGTAAAGTAGCTAACCTTCCTGATTTTTCAAAGGGTAAGGATTTAGGTGAAAGAGAATGGTCCATTATTGTGGCCGATTTTAAAGAAGCGTTTAAACATGCTACAGCTGAATAAAGAAGGGGGTTTATAGATATGGCAAAAGGAGATAAACATGAATTTACTGTCAACGGGAACAAATATGTGATTCAACACCCTGGTGTGGGCTGGGTAGTAGAACATACTGACAAATGTACAAACGTAAGCGGTAATCTTGTAAAGAAGGATTATATAAATGGGCTTCTGGAGCATGTAATAATAGAGCCTAAAAATTTGACCCTGGATAGCTTTGATACTGCCCAGGAAATGAGTCAGGTGGTTCGTGAAATAGAGTCCTTTCTTTAAGCCGAAATATTATATAGAAACGTATGACAGCAAAGAGATACCTGTTAATCTGGATAGATATAAACGTAACATAAAAGGGACCAAAAGGGCCATGTGGGAACTGGCATTTGAACTGGGTTCTTACGAAGAGGTAAGAAATATGGATACGGATACATTTTGGGATGGTTATGCAGCTATGTGTAAATTTTCCGATGAAATTAATAAGAAGACAGGAGGTGGAAACTGATGCCTGGTGCCGGAGGGTTAGCAGATAATCTGGTCAGAAATATAGGGTTTGGTATTGATTTTGGTATTAATGATACTAACCTCAGGAATGCAAACCAGCAGGTTGATAAATTAAAGAGCAATGTTCAAAGCACAGGTGAAGTGCTATATAAATTCAGGCGTCAGTCTCTTGTTGGTACAACAGCACTTGTCTCAGGGATAGGTTATGCTGTTAAACAATATGCTGACTGGGAAAGTGAACTAATAGATGTCGGTGTTATTTCTGGTACAACTGAGGATCAATTAAAAGCACTTGAACAGCAGACAATAAACCTGGGTATTGAAACACATGCGACTGCAACCGAAGTTGGCCAGGCACAGAGGTATCTTGCACAGGCAGGGCAAGAAGTAGAGGAAGTATTAACCAACGTTCCAGCTGTTCTTGCCTTAAATGCTATTTCCGGGATGGAAATGGCACGTGCTGCAGATATGGCATCTGATGTAGTCACTGGTTTTGGATACTCAGCTCAAGACACCATCAGGGTAATTGATGTTATGGCAAAGACATCAACGAAGGCCAATACTGATGTAACGATGCTGGGAGAATCAATGGCAATGTCAGCTGGTTCTGCCAGACAGCTGGGTTTTGATATTGAAGAGACTTCTGCAGTTATCGGATTAATGGCAGATTCAGGGATTAAGGGTTCTAAGGCCGGTATATATTTATCCACAGGACTGGCTATGCTAGTTGATCCTTCAGCTGAAGCCAGGAAAACAATGAAGGATTTAGGTGTGCAGCTTGAAGATGAATATGGCAATATGCACTCTCTAGCTGAGATAGTTGGACAGTTTGAAGTTGGCCTAGAAGGAATGTCTAAGGCAACAAAACTTGCTGCATTATCTCAGGTTTTTGGAATAAGGTCTGCCAGAGGTTGGATGCAGGTAATTGGTGCAGGTAGAGATGAACTAACCAAGTTTGAAGAAGAGTTGTTGAGTGCTGGTGGGTTTGCTACTGAGTGGGCGGAGAAAAAATTGGATTCTCTTAGTGGAGCATGGAAAAGACTCAAAGGTTCTGTCAATGTCGCATCTATAATAATTGGAGAGAAATTTGCACCTGCAATAAGACTGGGAAGTGAACTTATAACAGGAGTAATAAATGTATTTAATAGGCTGCCTGAGCCTGTACAAACCGGTATTGCTTATCTTTTGGGACTGTCAACAGCCGTTTTGGGTATAGCTACAGCAGCTGGATTCTTATATAAGCCGTTAACTTCTGGCATAGGACTCTTTGCTAAATATGGGAAAATATTATTGGCCTTTGGAGGGCACATTGCATTAATTGCGGGTATAATAGCAGGGCTGTATTTTGTTATTGAAGACTTATGGGTCGGATTAAAAGGTGGAGATAGTACCCTTGTTCCATTAATTAATAAATTCTTAGAGTGGATCGGGGTAAGCAAAGATCTTAAAGAAATAGTTGATGATACAATGAAAGGAATTGGGACTGCCTTTAATTTTTTAAAAGATGTAGCATTAGGGATTATCAGTTATTATGAACCCTTATTTAAAGACCTTTTCGGTGGTGTGTTGGTGACATTGAAAGGAATAGGACAGGGAGTGCTAGGCTTATTTACTACTATAGGTGGTCTCATATATGGACTGGTTACAGGAGATTTTAAGATGTTTGAAACTGGCTTAGAGAAATTATCTGAGGGAATTTTAAATATATTCTCAGGGATTGGTCAGGCAATTGGAGGCATGGTCAAGTTCGGAATAGAAAAAGGTTATGAGATGTGGTCCAGCTTTATAGACTGGATGTTAACCCCTATTGATTTTTCGGGGATTTTTTCTGGTATTGGCGAAGCTATATCCAGCTGGTGGCAGAATATAAAAGAGGGCTGGGCTGAGATTGATTTTTCTGGTCTGTTTAGGAATGCCATTGATAAGGCTATGGATAACTTGCCTGGGTGGATGCAGAATATGGCCGAGAAAATCATGGACTTTCTGCCTCAGAGTCCAGCTAAGGAGGGTCCCCTGAGTAAGCTGGATAAAGTTGGTGAAGGTTTTGCTGATGTACTTGGCTCTGGCTTGATGCGAGCTCAGAATAAGTTATCTGGTTATATGAATAGTTTTTTACAGCCTCAACTTGTAACACCTGAGGGGATAAGAATGACCCCTTATTTAGGAGAAGGTGCTAGAGGCGGAAGTACCGTTATCAACCAGACAAGAAATTTTAGCAGACAGAGCACAGCAAACCCGGTTATAAATAAGTACAGCATAACTATTCCAGTTGAGGGGGCTGCTAACCCTGAGGACACAGCAATTGCTGTAAGAAATGTACTTGATGATTATTTTGCCCAGGCAAATGCCTCTTTAGGTGGTGATGAGTAATATGGCCATACTTAAAAACCTGCAGATAGACATAGTTGAGAGCGAACAGGTCACATATACAAATACAGTGACAGATAAACCTATTGAGAGTAAGAATGATATAGCTGATCATATAGAAAATAAGCCATTAGAGATATCTATACCCGTTTTATTTGTCGGTCCTGACTGGAAAACAAAATATGATGAGCTCAAAAAGCTTAGAGACAGCAATGAATTAATATCATATTATGGCAATTTTCAGGTATATGAGAATATGGTTATAACCAGAATATCCCCTATCAAAGAGTCCAGTATTTCAGATGGTTTCAGGACGGAAATAAAATTAAAACAGGTACGGGTAATAGAATTAGAAACAATAGATGATGTTATTAAAAACCTTGGAGTTGACCCTGTTACTGGAAATGCTCCACAGGTTGCTACTAATGATGAACAGACTAAAGATAAGGACACAAAAGAAGAAGAGATTGATGAAAGCACACTGGCCTCTCACTTATATAAACTGCTTCATCCGGAGAAAAAGGCGGAGGAAAAAGTATAATGAAAGCAAGCTATATTCCTATAAATAAGGAAAATATAATAAAGCAACCTGAGAGGTTCAGCATTAATCTGCATGGAATAACTCTGGTATTTGAGATATGCTGGAACCCTGAAGGCGGTTTTTTCTCTGTTGATATATATAATGAAGAGGAAGATCCTATTGTGCTTGGCCGTAAGATAGTATATGGTTCTGATATCCTATATAATATCTATTCTCTATTGGAGTTACCAGATGTAGAGATAATACCGCTGGATAAGTCAGGAGAGGCGGAGAAAACAGGTATAACACTTGACAACTTTGGAGAAGAGGTTAAGTTGTACGTGGTGGGTGGTGGTTGATAGATGAAGGCCTTCGGTAGGGTGATAGAGTTTGAAATAGGCGGGAGTGTTATATGTTACCCTGATTTTTATATTACATTTTCAATCCAGTTCAATACTGATAGTGATGGCAATACTGGGAACATAACACTCTATAATCTAAGCGAAGCTTCTATTGCCAGGATGGGAAAAGGGGTTAACTTCATATTAAAAGCCGGTTATAAAGGTGATGTCGGTATTATATTACCCGGTGTGATAAGTGAAAGTAAAAGCATATGGAATACGATAGATAAGGTTACCAGGCTGGTTGTAAATGATAACTCAGATGAATGGGTAAAAACAAAGATAAATAGGACATGGAAAGTTAACAGTAAGGCAAGTGAAATAGCAAAGGATATAATCAGGTTATTGCCGCAGAGGGTGGGAGAAATCAGCCCTGCGAATGATATTAAATATCCTAAAGGGAAAACTTTTTCCTGCACCTGTAAAGAGGCACTCGAAGAGATTGCAGAAGACACAGGTTCCAAACTGCACATCAGTAGAAATGTAATATATCTACATAAGCCCGATCAGAGCAATAAAAGAATAATACTTCTCAATAAAGACACCGGACTGGTAGGCAGTCCTGAGAGAGTTGAAAGTGAAAGCGACAAAAAGATGTATGGGGTCAGTTCGCTGCTCAATTACAGGATAGAGTCGGATTCATTGATCAGGTTGCAGAGCAAAGACATAGATGGAATATACCGGGTTGTATCGGGTAATCATGATGGCAGAAACTTCTATACAAATGTGGAGGTTGAAAAATATGCAGGTTAATGAGCTTGTGAAAAAGATGCTGAATAGAAAATTGGACAATCTTCATGTGGCCATACCGGCCAGAATTAATAAATATGATCCTCAAAAAATGAGGGCAGAGATAACCCTGCTGGTCAAAAATAGAGACGGTGAGGTAATTCCTCCAATACTGGAAGTACCGGTTAAGCATGAAAAGTTTGGCCCGTTTATTTTAAGACCCGGGTACAAGAAGGGCGATGTGGTCCAGGTGTTATTCAATGAGAGGGCTCTAGATAAACTGCTGATAACAGGTAAGCCTGAAGATACAGTATTCAGGCGGAGATTTTCTTATGATGATGCAGTAATAATCGGGGGTCTAAAGATAGAGCAAGAAAACAAATATCCGGCTGAAGAACCGGAAAGTTTCTATGTCTGCAACCTCGAGAAAAAGGTTAAGTTATATCTTAATCCGGATGGAACTTTTAGGATTGCTAACGATCAAGATGATATTCAGGTTGAAATTGTAATGCAAGAAGACGGAATAATAAGGATTACTGATAATAAAAACGGTACAGAATTGAGGTTTGATATAAATAATACTGGTAATGTAATATTCAACCTTGCTAATAAGTTATTTCTGGGTTCTGCAGGAGCAACTGAAGGTGTTCCGTTAGGGGATAGCTTAAAAAGCTGGCTGGATAACCACACACATCCAGGAGATTCCGGAGGCACAACTGGTCCTCCAGACACTCCCAGCCCGTCTCCATCCGCAAAGGTGATGGTAGAATGAAGAGCCTGTATCTAGATAATAATGGTGATTTAGTGATTAATCAACTAAATAACTTTAAGATGATAGATGGAGAGGATGAAGTTAGACAGAGAAATAGGCTGACTTTAGGTACAAGGGCTGGTGAATGGTTTTTAGATAGCTCATTTGGTTTACCCTGGTTTGAATTAATGGAGAAGGGTGTCACAAATGATGAAATAGAACGGGAAATAGTTGCTGCTCTACTTGAAGATGATTCAGTAAAGGAAATCACAGAGATGGAATTTAACCTAGATAAATCTAAAAGGAAACTCAATATCTATCTGGAGGGTACCTTAACCGGGGGAGAAGATTTTAAATTGGAAGCTGAGGTGTGAAATATATGCCTGATTATGGAGTTACGGAAAATGGCTTCTATAAAAAAGACAGAGAAACAATATTAAAAGAGATGGAGAATGCAGCAAAGAACCTGTTTGGAGATGACATTAATTTAAGTGAAAAATCGCCTCTGGGAATAATATTAAAGATAATATCCTATGCACTTGCACTTCTCTGGTTTGTCATGGAGAAAGTATATAATTCGTGGTGGGTCAGTACAGCTACAGAGCAGAGCCTTGATTATGTGGGTGAATATATAGGTATATCACGCAGACCGGCAACCAATGCAACTGGCAAGGTCCTATTCAAAGGTGATGCGAATACTGAAATTCCTGCAGGATTTCTAATTGAAACTGAAGGATCAGAAATTATCCAATTTGAAACAACAGAATCAGGGGTAATTGATGAGACGGGAGAAACAGAGCTGGGAATACAGGCTAAAGAAGCAGGGTCAAGTGGCAATGTATCAGCTAATACTATAACAAGTATAGTAAATCCCATATCTGGGCTGGACTCTGTTATTAATACTGATGCAACTGAAAATGGTCTGGACAGGGAAACTGATTTTGAATTCAGACAGCGATATAGAGAGAGTGTCTCAAAAACCGGAGGGTCTACAGTAGATAGTATTAGGGCCGCATTGTTAGCAGTAGAAAGTGTTAGGACAGCACTTGTGATAGAAAATGATACGTTAGATATTGTCGACAATATACCACCAAAGGCTATAGAATCTGTGGTATTAGGAGGGCTGGATAATGATATAGCAAAGGCTATTTTTGATTCAAAAGCAGGTGGAATAGAAGCCTATGGGGAAACAATAGTTTCTGTTGAAGATGCGGCAGGAATAGAACATGATATAGGTTTCACCAGGGCAACAGAAATTAAGATCTATATAAGTTTGATTATAGAGACAAATGATGAATACCCATTAGACGGTGATACTCAAATAAAGGATCAGATAATTGCTTACATTGGTGGCTATAGTAGCAGGGGGGTGTTACAGAATGGAATTGGCCTGAATGAAGATATCCGTTTCAGCAGAATTGTTGATGCAATACACAATGTAGATGGTGTTACTGAAGTTAAGAGCCTGCGCATGGGAAAAAATGACTGGGGTACCATTACTGGAATATCATCAAAAATAAGTATTGCGACCAGAGAAGTTGCCGAGACAAGTTTAGATTATATTGAAGCTGGAAGTATTGTAAGTACTGCTGACAGCTACCTGAATGTAATTGAAAATAAAGTTGCAGTAAATAGGGTTATTATTAGTTCTTTTGTTGGAACTATTCAGAATGACATTCAAACAGAAGAAGTCTCAGGTTAATCAACTACCTTAATCTTTGAGGTAGTTTTTTATATCAAAAAAAATGAAGGAGAGTGTTGATAATGGAAATAACTGCAGAAGGGTATCAGAGTGTAAGAGATTTTATTGAGGCAAACTGGATTTATCATAGTTTAAGAGATGATTCAGATGATGAAGTAATTAGAATCTCTACAAGTGATGAAAGGACCGAATGGACACATGATCCTGATGATCAGGTTCTTGAGTTAACAACAACTGTCGCTGGTTCTGATGATGATATTACACCACCACAGGCCTTTGCCGGTAGCGAGATATATGATGTCAGCTCTGGAGGCGACCCACTGGCAGATGAAACTTTTGAGGCCTTTACCATCGAAACTGACAGTGATGAGCTCACTGTTAAACACCGGATTGAAGTACCACAGGTGGTGTAATAAATGGCTAAAAAGGCTGTCAGGATGGTTAAATCAAAAGTTGATCTGGGTAATTTACTTGGTTCAAATAAAAATATTAAATCTGCAAAAACCAGGGGGTCTAAGGTCAGGGATGGTTCTTAAGCCATCCCTTTTTTCTGCAGGAAGGAAGGATGGTGATAATAATTGAGCTGGGAACTAATAGAAACCTTATAGAAAAGTTTATATCTATAATAGATCCAATTTTACGCTGGTAGAAACTTTAGACAACATTTCAGATGATGTCTATTCAGTATATGCAGATGCTGACTATATTTATGCTGGTTCAAATGATACTGGGCTCTATATTTATAACCGGTCAGATTTTACTGTAGCAGATATTTTAACAGAAGCTACAGCTGGTGTTAGGTCAGTATATGCAGACGCTGATTATATTTATAGTGGGGCTGCAGATAGTAGAGTCCGTATCTATAACCGGTCAGATTTTACGCTGGAGGAGACTATACTTCTTACAAATGAGATCAATTCAGTATATGCAGATGCTGACTATATTTATGTCGGTAGTTCTGACAATAAAGTTTATGTATACAACAGAAACGATTTTAGTTTAGAAACCACCTTAATAGGTGCTAGCAATGATATAACCTCAATATATGCAGATGCTAATTATATATATGCCGGTAGTATTGACAATTCAGCTCGTATATATAACAGAAGCGATTTTAGTTTAGTAAAAACCTTAACAGATGCTACTAATGCTATACGCTCAGTATATGCCGATGCCGACTATATCTATGTAGGTAGTAGTGATAGTAATGTCTATATTTATAGTCGATCCGATTTTACTCTAATAGACACTTTAACAGATACTGCTAGTGCTATATGGTCAGTGTATGCAGATGCTGATTATATTTATACTGGTTCACAGGATAACAAAGTTTATATTTATGAAGAATTGGTTTTTTCAGTTACAACCCTGAATGCCTCAGATATCAAATACAATCAGATGCAATTAAATGGTGAACTTGATTAT